CTTAGTTGACAGCCCTCTCTGGGCAATGGTATACTTGAGTATCACCTATCTGGAGAGGGCTTTGTCATGACCTGTATTGTTGCTTTACGCCATGAAGAAAAAATTTATATGGCTGGAGATCGTGGAGCATCAGATGATGGAGTCATCCTTGCACTTGAATCACCAAAGGTTTGGAAGGTTGGTCCATACTTAATTGGATACGCTGGCTCAATGGACGGGGACAGAATTAGACATAACTTTAGACCATCAGCACCTAACATTAAAGACACAGATAAGTACATGCATACCAAGTTCATTAAAGAACTTCGTGAATTTTATAATGAGTTCTGGATTGACACATCTAAAGAAGGCGAACTTAGTTTGATAATTGGTATTCGTGGAGAAATCTACGAGCATAGTTCTGGAGATATGTCTTTGTCTAAATACTCATTGCCATACATTTCTATTGGCTCTGGCTCAGAGTATGCATATGGAGTAATGTATGCAACAGACAAACAAAAAAATGCAAGGAATAGAGTACAGCAAGCAGTATCTGCAGCAATTAAATTTAACCCATCATGCATGGGTCCAGTTGACATCATAAGCGCTTAGGAGTATACTTATAATATGAGCGAAGAATTTGAAGAGATCCTAAAGGACATTCAGAACATAGAGTCAGACTTTGATGAGTTTGAGATCTGGCTTGAAAATGGAATTGAGCGGGGATGGGTAACAGAACCGTTCTGCAACACTCATGAAGGAGATCCCTACATGACAGATGAAGAACAGCAAGAATGGGAAGAGGGCGGAGACCCTTGCCAAGTAGTTTTAAAAATCAAACAATAAACAATAACAAGGAGAACAAAATGAAGAAAGTACTACTATCACTACTAACAATCGCACTTGCATTTACAGCAATTGCACCAGCACAAGCACAAGATGAGCGAGTCCTAGCAATTATTGATTCAGCAATTAACTCTAATAATTTCCCCTCAATTATTCACGAGGTTTGCTTTACAACTGTAAAGTCAAAAAATCCTACTCAGAATATGTCTTGCCCTAACGGAGAACTATTTATGGAGGGTAAAGGAGCAGCAACTGCTAACTGGCCAACAAACCTAGGGTCTGGAACATTTCACGGAGATACTATGGTTAAGGCTGCACTAACTGTTAATTCAAATCTAAAAATTGTTTTTATTCGTGTACATAACATAACATCACTTGGCGCAGGATCTGCACCAGCAGATGGGTCAACAATCTTTAGCGCTCTAGATTGGGTAAATAAAAACGCATCAAAGTATAGCATTGATGCCGTATCAGTAAGTATGTCTGGTATTCACACTGATCTAAGAACAAGGGTTCAGTCACTTCATCCTGGATGTACAAATCCATCAATTTTAAATCCATTTACAAATCAAGTATCACAACTAAATGCGGTAAACATTCCTACATTTGCTGCTACTGGTAATAATGGATCAAGAACTCTCGTTGGTTTCCCATCATGTGTTCCAGGTGTTATCGGTGTTGGAGCACTTGGAAACACAACACAACTTGAAGGACTGACCAATACAGGTCCTGGTCTTGATATGGTTGCACCAGGCAAGGTACACGTCACTAAGTATAACGGTTCTCCAACAGATACTGCTGGTAGTTCTGTAGCAACTGTAGTATCTGCAGCATCTTACGTAAATCGCAACACATTTAAAACATTTGGTGAGTATCTCACATCTCTTCCAAAGATTTTAATTGGCACCGCATCATACATTCGTAACTAAGTTATAGTCCTAGGCATGACTTTAAACTGCCCCATTGCCCTATAACTCAGTTGGTAGAGTGCCGAACTGTTAATTCGGATGTCCCTGGATCGAGGCCAGGTGGGGCAGCGCAGTACTGATGAAAGGAATAAAGATGCAGGTTGCACCAACAAGCAGACAAGAAGAGTTTGTCATAGACCTATTAAATAAAAAAAGAGGTGGGTACTATGTAGAACTTGGAGCATACCATTCTAAAAATGGAAGCAACACGTATAGGTTAGAAACAGAGTTTGACTGGAAGGGTGTGTCTTTTGAAATTGTTCCAGAACTGCAACAAGAGGTTTCAGAAAATAGAAAAAACCCATGTATCCTTGGGGACGCTACAAAGTTTGACTACATAAAATATTTTGAGGAAAATAAATTTCCTAAGCAGATAGATTATCTACAAGTAGATATTGACTCTGGATATAGACTTAACGGAAGGCCTGATGGAAATCCTCACCAGTCTTTGCAGGGCTTGATTGCAGTTCCACTAAACAAATATAGATTTACAGTTATTACATTTGAGCATGATGCTAGTATGTATTGGAGAAACACTTCTATTAGGGATGCTCAAAGAGAAATCTTAGATTCACTTGGATATTCCCTGGTCGTTAGAGACTTTCATGAAGACTGGTGGGTAGATCCAACCGTAGTAAATTTAGAAGGATACAGAAAACATTTTAAATGGGAATGTCTCTAATATGAGATTTTCTATCGTGATATAATTATATTGTCATACCTACAAGGAGGAATAACATGGCAGCAAAAGGTAGTTTAGAAGCAATCATTGAGGTTGCAAAGAAGGAAGTGGGCACAATTGAAGGCCCAAAGGATAACGAAACAAAGTACGGCGCATGGATTAAGGTAAACTTCCAACCATGGTGCCAGTCATTCGTTTCTTGGTGTGCATTTACTGCGGGAGTAAAATCATTCCCTAAGTCTGCATCAACAGTTCAAGCAGCAGACTGGTTTAAGAAGAATGAGCGTTGGTCAGATGCTCGTAATGATGATCCACAAGCAGGAGACTGGATCTATTTTGATTTCCCAGATGATGGTGTAAATCGTATTTCACATGTTGGTCTTTGCATTAAGAACAATGGAGATGGAACGATTCAAGTTATTGAAGGAAACACTTCAGGAACTGCAAAGGGAGATCAGCGCAATGGCGGAATGTGCGTAGAAAAAACTCGTGCATACGTAAAGAACAATAAAAAGAAGTTGGTTAACGCTGTAGTTGGTTGGGGTCGTCCAGTATATACTGGAGAAGAAAATGCACCATTACTTAATAAAATTGTTGAATCTGCAAAGACATCAGCACCAGCAGCAAAGAAAGCAGCACCAAAGGATATTAAGCCTGCTGCTAAGAAGTCATCTGGTGGCGGTGGCGGAAAGACAAATCAGGTAGCACTATAATGAATTCACTCAAGAGAATTTCTTTAAAAGCAAGTTGTTACACACTATACCATGTAACTATTGCTGCTTTAATTTTTTCTACTGTGATATATTTTATTACTGGAAAATGGGAGTACGAGTATCTTGAGAAGATAGGATTTGGACTTCTTGGTTATATTATTTGGGAAATTGTTGGGTATTCAATTTTTGAAATGATCTGGCCAAAAATTGAAAAATTATTTAAAACAATTAAGTCTAAGTTAAGAAGGAAGGCAAAGTAATGCGTATTAAAATTATTAAGTTTGTTGTAAAGGCTTTAGGCTATGAATGGTCTGGAGATGAACTAAAACTGCCTGTTTGGTATATAAAAGAAAAGAAAAAGAAATAACATAATGGCATTATACGAATACGATTGTATGCCTTGCGGTCAAAGGTATACAAAAGAAAGATCAATTAAAGAAGACGATCCAGGGTACAATTGCGAAACTTGCAATCTGCCTCTGGTTCGTGTATACTCTAATATAGGAGCAGTATTCAACGGTAGTGGATTTTATTCCACTGATAACAGAAAGCGGTAGTATAATGTTTACAATGGTTAAGGATGAAGTAAAGCAAGAGTGGCAACTATCTCCAGCAGATCGATGCGATAGGTGCAACGCTGAGGCTTTGGTAAAGGTCTCTGGTATTAGCGGAGACCTGCTGTTTTGTGGTCACCATTACAACAACATCATGAACAACAAAGATGGGTACAAGAAAATGATTTCCTTTGCTTTGACGGTACTTGATGAGCGACAAAAACTAGTTAGTTAAACTAGTATGCTTATAAAAGAAAAGCAATATTCTCACGTTTTATTTGTTCACATCCCAAAGACTGCTGGCTCGTCCATCTCTAAGGTTCTGAACGATAATAATTTAGATAACTGGAATAGGGCATGGCCAAGACACCATGACCCTTATTCCTATCTAAAGGAAGCAAACAAAATTGATGAGAGTGTTTTTTCTTTTTCTGTTGTAAGAAATCCATACACAAGGACTTATAGTTGCTATAAGCAATTTAATAAGGTTAACAAAACAGATATATCTTTTGTAAAATATTTAGACAATATTAAGCAAAACAATATATCTCCAATAAGCCCACTGCTTCATCTTCCACAATCATTTTATATTATTGATAATGGCAGACTGCAGGTTGATAGACTGTATAGGTTTGAAAACTTAAAAGAGTTGGAGAATGACCTTGGCTGGAACCTTGGGTTTTATAATTTAGGAAACTATGTGGTAGAATCATATATGAAAGACTACACAGAAGAGGCAATAGATATGACCAAGGACCTTTATAGTTCTGACTTTATAAATTTTTCCTATTCTACAGATTTTAATAAAACCTTGGAGACAAAATGAAAAAGACTTTAGAAGATTTTAATTTTAAACAGCATAGCAAATATGATGTGGAGCCAATCAGAAAACACATAGATGGTTTTTCTGAAGAGTGGTTTATTAATACCTCAAGACAAGATAATCATTATGTACACAAGGATACAACCTCATACTTTGTCTATACGGCAGACCTTAGATGGAAAGAGGGAGAAAATTTTTCTACTCAAAAAACCTCTAACGATAAAGTTTTGCTTGAACTTTTAGAGCCAATAATTTCAGACCTTGAAAGAATACACAACGGTGTCAGGGGTATGGTGCTCTTGATTAAGTTGAAGGCAGGGCAAGACATAGCGCCACATCACGACTCAGGAGACTACCTAATTCTTTCAAGAAGAAATCACATACCAGTAGTTACTTCTGACGATGTATTTTTTGGGGTAGATACTGAAAAGGTTAAGATGCAGACTGGTGAATGTTGGGAAATAAACAACTCAAAAACTCATTTTGTAAATAATGGCAGTAAAATAGACAGGGTGCATTTGTTAATTGACATTATGCCAAAGACAGAAATAGGTAAAAAATGATTATTCAGATTATAGGTCTGCCAGGATCTGGCAAAACAGAATTAGCAAAGGCATTAAAGGAAAGAATTAATGCTATTCATCTTAATGCAGATGAGGTTAGAGCAACAGTAAACTCAGACTTGGGTTTTGCTCCAGAAGATAGACTTGAGCAGGCAAGACGCATGGGGGAGATGGCAAGACTTATTTCTAAGCAGGGTGTTGCTCCAGTAATTGTTGACTTTGTATGTCCAACAGATCTAACTCGTGTAGCATTTGGCAAGCCAGATATCTTAGTATTCATGGACACAATTGCAGAGGGTCGATTTGAAGACACAAACAAAATGTTTGAAAGACCAACAGAGTTTGATGTATCATTTATTAGTCACAACTTAGATGCAGAAGCAAAGGCATCTCATATCATTGACAAGTTTAGTCTTCATGACTGGTCTGCACCTACAACTCTTATGCTGGGTAGGTATCAGCCTTGGCACGAAGGCCACCACGCCCTTTACAAAGAGGCTGGTAAGAGAACTGACCAAGTGCTTCTTGGAGTCCGTAATACCTACAACACAAGCGAAAAGGATCCACTTAAGTTTGATCAGGTTAAAGAATATATTGCCAAAGATGAATTTATGGACGAAGCATTAGTATTAAGACTACCTAACATTACCAACATTGTCTATGGTCGTGATGTAGGGTATAAGATTGAGCAGGTAGATTTAGGTGCAGATATTCATGCTATTTCTGCTACACAAAAGCGTAAGGAAATGGGTATATAGATGTTAGAGAATGCTATTGCAGTTGTTGTTTCACTTATAGTTGCTGCTATTGCTGTTCACTTTGTTGACAAAAAGTGGGGTGGATCTGATGACAGTAACAAAGGCTAGATCCTTTGCTAAGGCATTAAGTTATCGCATATGGGGAACGCTTTCCTCATTCGTTATCGTTTATATTTTTACAAGAAATGCTACACTATCAAGCGCAATTGCGTTTTGGGAAACAGTAGTTAAAATATTTATTTACTACGTTCATGAGCGTGGATGGAACTGCATAAAATGGGGTAGAAAGTAATGACAAAGAATATAGTTGTTGTTGGTGGAGGAAGCGCTGGATGGCTTACGGCGTTGACCGCAAAAAAGAAGTATCCAAAACTAAATGTTATTGTAGTAGAGTCAAAAGATATTGGTATCTTAGGTGCAGGAGAAGGCTCCACACCATACTTACCTGCATTTTTAGAAACCTTAGATATAACTTTTGAAGACTTAGTAAAAAATTGTGACGCTACTGTAAAAAATGGTATAAAGTTTACTAACTGGAATAACCAGGATGACTTTTATTATCATGGATTTTCATTTACAGATAGTGCCCTTGGAACAGAGGCTCTATCATCTAAGTTTTTATCTGCAAGCCCAATGATGCTTTCAAGCATTATGCTAAACAATAGTGTAAAAGATATTGACTTTACAGAAACGGTATCAGAAAATAATAAAGTTCCTTTCGTTCTTGAAAAAAATAAAGAAGGAAAAACTCTTTTAGACTATAAGAAGATTGGGCATATATCTTTTCATTTTAATGCTACAAAACTTGCAGCCAGATTTAAAGAGATAGGGCTTGAAAGAGGCATTGAAGTATTTGAAAACACCATAACCAATGTTCACTTAGATCAAAATAATAATGTTACAAGTTTAGACTTAGATAGTGGATCTAACATTGTTTGCGACTTTGTATTTGACTGCAGTGGATTTCATAGGTTAATAATTGGAAAAACGTTTAACTCAAAGTGGAAGAGTTATAAAGATTTTTTGCCGACAGACTCTGCAGTACCATTCTTCCTTGACATGACAGACAAGATTCCACCATATACAGAAGCAATTGCTATGAAGTACGGATGGGTCTGGAAGATTCCTCTACAAAATAGATTTGGTTGCGGATATGTTTATGACTCATCTTTGATATCAGAAGGCGAAGCAATAAAAGAAGTTGAGGATTTTTTGGGCTTTGTTCCAACCTACCCAAGAAAAGACAAGGGTGGGTTTAGTTTTAGTCCAGGAGCATTTGAAGAGCCATGGCAAAACAACTGTATAGCAGTTGGCTTGGCAGCAAACTTTGTAGAGCCACTTGAGGCAACCTCTTTATGGGTAAGTATGGTTGAACTAACTGAGATATTTGCAAGCCCAGACTTTTTAATTAATAATTGCCCTGAGATAAGAGCAGAGTTTAATAAAATTATTGTAAATATGAATGATGACATTCTTAACTTTATATATTTTCACTACATGTCTTTAAGAAAAGACACACCATTTTGGGAAAAGTTTTCATATGAAAATGCACCAGAAACTTTAAAGAACAAGTTAAATGTTTGGAAAAAAAGAATGCCAGGGAAAGCAGACAATGGTAATCACTGGAGTTCTAAGAGTTGGTTCTTAGTTGGATCAGCACAGGATAAGATTAACAAAGATCTTGCAAATCAATATATAGAACTGTCTGACGAATATAAGAAAGCAGTTGATTCTTATGAGTACTATAGCAAGTACAGAGAATATAAGGTATCAGAGTGCGTAGACCATAGACAATTTTTGGAGGGATTAAAATGAAATTTAGAACAGAGTGGATTAATGCTCTAAAGACAATGAAACACAAGAAGTATTGGGATAGACCAAACACTGTTGAGTTCTTTGCTTTTATGACAAAAATATCTATCATATTTCCAGGCTTACTATTCGGCAAGCAATGGTGGTGGCTATACATTTTTGCATTGGTGTCAAGCCTTGCATTGATTTGGTCATCAACAGTAAAGACTTTGCCTACAATTATTTGGTTTAATATTTTGTGGTCAACTCTTGCTGTAAGTGCTATAATTAAACATTGGGTCTAAGGGGGCTTATTATGTATCAGTATTATGTAAGAAAAGTAGAGAACGTAGTAGATGGAGATACCATTGACGTTCTAATTGATTTAGGGTTTGATATCCTGTTCTCATCTCGTGTAAGACTGGCTGGTATTGATACCCCTGAGTCTCGCACAAAAGATCTTAAAGAGAAAGCGCTTGGCCTTGAGTCTAAAGAGTACCTAAAGAAGGCTCTAAAAGATGCTAAGTCTGTTGTAATCAAGACTGAGAAGATGGATTCATCTGAGAAGTATGGTCGCATTTTGGGCTGGGTATATATTAATGGGGATACTGTATCCCTTAATGATATGATGATTAATGATGGCTACGCTTGGGGATATATGGGAGAGACAAAGGTCAAAGATTTTGACGCTTTGAAGAAGGCAAGAGCAAAGTCGGGTAAGTAATATGGGGCTTAAAGAAGAAGCCATGCTCGAACACTTAATGCTTCAAGGTGCTGTTGAATTTCAGGGTATCGATGACATAACTGGTGAGATGATGTACACAATTACTGAAAAGATGAAAGAAGTCAGTCCAGAAATATATAAAGAACTAAAAGATCAATACGAGCACCATATGTTTCAACTAATTGACCAGGGGCCTACAAGAATGACATGGAGAATTCGTCAATGAACTTTAAAGATGAAGATGATGCAATAGATCAGTTAATCTTGGCTGGCGCACTTGAGGTTTCTGGAATAGATATGGACACTGGTGAGCCTATATATAATTTTACAGAAAAGTTGATAGAGATAAGTCCAGAACTACACAAAGAAGTTTCTCTATATTTTTCTCGTGAGACTATGTCTTTGTGGAGCCATGGATTTTTAGATATGGATGTTACTGAAAAAAATCCAATAGTTACATTGACTTCTAAAGCCATGGATCAGGAGGCGGTTTCTAAGTTAAGTAAAGAGTCTCAGGCTACCTTGAAAGAGATAATCAGAGTTATTCTTTTAGATAAGTAGTATAATTGTTTTGGAGACACTATGGAATACTTTTTAGGATCTGCGCTAACCATGTTAGCCATGTTTATAACAACAAGGCTAATACTTCCACGCACCCTAAAAACCAAAGTAAATAATATTAGATATAGCCAAAGCCATATACACACACTGGTTATGCCACTGCTTCCAGACCTTAAAACGTATAGAAAAAAGATGGTTACCCAGTCAAGCAAGCATGATGAAAAGGTAAACATAAGAGTTGTAATTCTTGATAACAAGGCTTATTTTGTTAAGGATGGAGGCTTTTATTGTGCGGATGTAGATGGAGATTCTATAGACAAACAGAGTGCAATCGTAGTTGACACGATGGGTATGGATAAGGTACAATTAGATAAGATGCTGTTTATAATGGATCAACTTAGAGATGGGAAGAAAAATGATAGTGGGGATTCAAGGAACCAGTAGTTTTAATGACTACCAGGTTTTTCTTAGAGCCATGGCAGTTACAATGTCTTCTTTAAAAGAAGAAGATCCATATTTTTATATTTACTCTGCAGGACCTGCAAACATTAACTCTATGGCTATGGAGTTTGCAAACCTTTCAGAGCGAGGACTAAAGGCTCGTGGCAAAAGTATTAAGTATAAGGCTGTTGCTCCTTCATGGGTTGCAGAAAATATTTCAGACATAAACTACTTTGCTTTTTTAAGTAAAGAAAGAGAACAAGTTTCAAAACTTGTTGATGAAGCAAAAAACAACAATGTCGAATACGGCATTTTCAGATACTAACAAAGGAATAAAGATGCAAATTAAATCATTAGAGCAGATGGAAAAGATTGTTAATGCAAACAAATCTTTGGTATGGGATGGATGGACAGTGGTAAACACTTATCCTTCTGAGAAGGGTAGAACAGCACCACAGGGTGCATTCGTAGATGGCAAGTGGCACCTACAGCGTCGTTTTGTACCTTCTAAGAATGGATGGGACATACCAGACAAGTTTGTAGGTTAATATGCCTAAACATGAATGGAAAGACGATGCTTTATGTTTAGACTACGACACAAATTTATTCTTTGAAAAGTATGAAGATGATGAACTGTTAAGGCCAGCAATAGATAAACTATGCTCTATGTGTCCAGTATCAAAAATGTGCTTTGCTGTTGGAGTTTCACAAAAAGAGTGGGGAGTTTGGGGAGGAGTTTACCTTGAAGGTGGCCAACTTTCTAAAGAGTTTTCTAAGCATAAGTCTAAGTCAGACTGGGCAAATACATGGCAAAGGTTAACGGTGGATCAATAATATGTATACAGATTCAATGAGAAAAGCATTTAGATCTTTAAAGGGTCCTGACGGGTTTCAACTTCAAATAGTTGATCATGATAATTTTTTAACAGTAAAGGCAAGTGAAAAAGAATTTATGAGCCTTTCTGGAGAAGAAAGAAAGCAGGCTGTTGAGTACATGATTAGAACAAAGAAGGCCCTTGAAGACAATGGGGCCATTGTTCTATTAGTAAGAGAAGGTGGTAAAGAACTATGATAGAGTTAATTTCATTTGTATTTTTTATATTTTTATTTTTTGCTTTAATTATAAACAATGTTAGATTTAAAATTAAAACTGTATCAATGTCTAAAGAACTAATTCAATCACACATAGATAAAACAGTTCTGGCTGAAAAACTTTTTGAAGCATCTGCAAGAAATTTACTTAAGAAAGAAACAGAGTCGGATGCATTTTTAAAATTTGTTTCAGATTCTCGTGATTGGGCATACCAATATATAGATGATGTTCAAGAAGGTTTAAATAAATTTATTATTGATATTGAGCCAGAGATTGCATATTTTGATGAGTATGGAGAAGTAGGGTCAGCCTATCCGCACTACCACTCAATGAAGAAAATTTCAGGGGCATACAAAGAACTAAAGAAACTACTACCAGAAGACTATGATAGAATAGAGTAGTGATAGTCCTTAAATCAATTAAAAATGTTAACATGTTTATGTGTGAAGAAGAGTTATGCCAAGATGAGAGCACTCAAGTTTGGGCAAACTCAGAAAGCAGAATTGTAGACTTGTGCGATTTTCACTATAGTCAGGCAACAGCATGAATTTTTATTATTTTGGTGGAGTTATTGGTGAAGAAGGATCAGTTAAGTCTCCTTCAAATTTAGAGCAACATCATTTCTCTGGTGTAATGTTTACACATGACATTCCTCAAGGAGATATATTTGTAAAAGCAGCACTTGATATAAAAACAACTAAGAGCATTAAGTATTTGATTGCTATAAGACCATATACAATATCTCCACAGTACTTGTATATGATCAATGATTCTTTAAATAAGATAGATAAGAATAGAATTCAAATAAATTTTATTACAGGATACACAAAGGACCACGAAAACAGTTTTAATGGAATCGTTGGAAACGTAAACGACCAGTCAGACAAGGTTGCTAAAAGAAAATATATGACTGAGTTTCTTGATTCATTAAACGATATGCAGTCAGAAAAAGATTTAAAATCACCTTTAGATTTTTTTGTAACAACTACTAATCCAAGAGTTCTTGATACGGTTAATAAATATAACAACAAAATAATACTTCCATATAGTCTGTATAAAAATAATCTTTGGTTTAAAAAATATAGTAAAACTTTAGATGTTAAAAGCAAAGAGATAATGTTGGCAATGACACCAATTATTAGAGAAACCGAGAAAGAACTTGAGGCCTTAAAAAATTATGCATTAAGACCTGTTTGGCAAGAAGGAGAAATCCCTAAAGTAGTTAATGATGTTGGATACTTTACTCACAAAAGTTTTCATGAATTTATCAAAGAATTAAAGAATGACAACATAAACTATCTTCTAATTAACGCTGTTCCTCAAGCAGAAAATGATGTGATAATTCCATTTATTAGAGATTATGTGCAATCAAAAGAGTATGCGGAGATAAACAAATAATGAAGTTTTATTATTTTGGTGGAACGTTTAATGAAAATGATACACTTGAAGATACATCTACATTAGATAGTCACCACTTCGATGGAGTAATGTTTACCTATGATGCAACACAGGGAGATATGTTTGTTAGGGTTGCTAAAGATATTAAATTAAATGAAAAGATTAAATACCTTATTGCAATACGACCTTATACAATATCTCCACAATATCTTTATGCAATAAACCAATCTATAGATGAAATTCAAAAAGATAGACTTCAGATAAATATAATTGCAGGTTATATAAAAGACCACGAAAGTAATGTAGGGGGAATTGTTGGTGATGTAAATGACCTATCATCTTCAGTCGAAAGATCAAACTACACAATTAAATTTATTGAAAGTTTAGACGAGATATCAAAAAATAAAGATCCAAAAGAGCAGTTAGATGTCTACATTTCAACAACTAATAACTACGTGTTTGATGCAGTAAAAAAATATAAGAACAAGATTATTCTTCCATACAGCATCTACAAGCGTGGATTTTGGTCAGACTGGCTAAAAGATCCTTCTTTAAAGATTGAGTTTGATAGGGGAGAAACTGAAATAATGCTGGCAATGACACCAGTTATTAGAGAGACAGAAGAAGAACTTCAATCCTTAGCACAGCATGCTATGAAGCCAGTATGGAAAAAAGGAGATGTCTCAAAGGTTGTAGAAGACGTAGAATACTTTACCCACGAAACTTTTCATGAATTTATTCAGATGCTTGAAAAAGATAATATTAATCACCTTTTAATAAATGCTGTACCAAGATCAGAATCAAAAATAATAGTATCTTTTATTAAAAAATATGTAGAGTCAAGGTATAAATAAACATGTATATAAATTGGTATCATATAAATCCAAAAGGAGAAAGACTAGACATAGTTCAATCTCCCGTAAATAGACAATGGATGGATGATACTGCTAAAGGATATGCCTACAGATGTTTGCCAATGACTTTTGCATCACAATATGGCTGGGCTGTAAAGGCACCATATGATGTTCAGGCAGTTTGGGATGGAACTGCAGAGGCATCAGGAATGAAAATTATTTGTGGTAGGTATACAGAAACTAATCATATATTTGCTGACAACGGTACTGGAAATGGTATTTTAACATTTCACATAAATGCTATACCAAGAACACCACCTGGATGGGGTATTTGGATTATGCCTGCACCAAATCTGGTAATTCCTGGAGCACAGCCACTTAGCGCTATTATAGAAACAGACTGGAGCCCATCATCTCCAACAATGAACTGGAAGTTTACAGATCCTGGAAGATTAGTTACTTTTAAAAAAGGAGATCCAGTATTTTTCTTTGTTCCAGTAAATAAAACAATGATTGAAGAGTTCTCCATGCAGCATTTTGGAATAGAGGATTATCCAGAAATAAAAGGACCTCTTGCAAAATTTATAAATTTTAGAGAAGATAAAAAAACAAAAAAAGAAGATGTTTTTGGCAAGCACTACATGCGTGGTCAACTTCATGATGGTTCTACTCCAAACTGGGAGCATACTCACATAACAAAGACAAAACTCTATGTAGAGGACCCAAATAAATAAAAATATAATTCTAACTGGCTATTCAGTTAGTGCTATAATTAGATTGTAGACTGTTCAATTAACTTGGACAACTACGTCTAAGTTCATATCCTAGGAGGAATAATATGACACATCATAACGAAACAAACTCACAGATCAAGGCAGCGCTTGCATCATACGGACGTTCAGTCCTTGGTGCAGCAACAGCAATGTATGCATCTGGAGTTACAGATCCACAGACACTTGCATACTCACTACTTGGAGCACTTGTGCCCGTAGTATTGAGAGCAGCCAACCCTTCAGATTTGGCATTTGGAAAGATGCCTTCAGTTGAAGAAGTTGATAAGGCAGTTAAGTCTGCAAAGGTTGTTAAGAAGACTGCTAAGAAGGCTACTGCAAAGAAGTCATCTGGCGGAGGAAAGACAACTAATCAAGTAAAGTAATCTTGATATAGACTGGCAGGCTTGTTATTTGACAGGCCTGCTTTTCTATGTTATAATATTGTTACCTGCCCAAATGGGGGGAATTAACTTATTCGCTTGAAAGGGGAATAAAATGGTAACAAAATACGCTATGGATCTATTCAATGATCCTTTTTTTATTGGCTTCAACAGAGAGTTGAGTCGCCTAAATACAGCACATAAAACAAACTCACATTCGTACCCTCCGTATGATCTTATTAAACTGGATGAAGATACATACAAGATTTCACTGGCTGTCGCTGGGTTTTCAAAGGATGATATTGATGTTTCAGTAGATAATGGAACATTAATTATCAAGGGTGAGATTGTTGAAGTGACAGATGCAGAGGTAGTTCACAAGGGAATCGCAGGAAGAAAGTTCGTAAGATCTTTTGCACTGGGAGAGTACATGGAAGTAACATCTGCAGAACTTAAGGACGGTATGCTGCATGTTAATGTGGTTCGTATTGTTCCTGAAGAAAAGAAGCCTAAATCTATTAAAATTAAGTAGTATAATAGATAACATTCCGATATAAGACTTTAAAAGGTTTTACAACGGATGCTCCTATGAGTGGAGAGTTAGCAGGAGTCGAATCTTCGTGGCTAATAGACCTGAGCAGTCGTCTATAAACTGCTCATTTCCTATGCTACAATATAATTGTCCCCACACAGGACCTTAGTGATGGATTAGTTACCCATTGGATAGAGACCGTGGCGCAAGTCAGGTGAATTGCCTGTGTGGGGCCTTAATATTGCACGGTATAATAGAAGCAATGACTGACAAAGAGTTAGACCATTATAATAAGCAACAGATCAAGAAAAGGCTTGCCGAAATAAAAGAGTCTGCTGGATGCTTTGATTGTGGAATGTCCAATCATATAGTTTTAGATTTTGATCACCTAAGAGATAAAAAATATAATGTTTCAAGAATGGTCCATGACGGCTTCTCCTGGAAAGCAATTAAGAGAGAGATAGAGAAGTGTCAGGTGGTTTGTGCCAACTGCCATAGAATAAGGACTCACAACAGGTTTCTTGGCCTCATAGCGTGATATAATTGATGTATGACTCAAGATGATTCAATGATGCCAACCAATACTTATCAAAGCAACAAGCAAGCGCCTTGCTGGGACGGATATGTGCAGCGTGGAATGAAACCAGGGGCAGACGGTAGTCCAGTTCCTAACTGTGTCCCAGTAGCAAAGACAGAATCAATATTTTTTTCAGCAAAAGATTACTCAAAGCAAACAAGAGTTACTAACCTATTTAAGGAATAATTATGCCAAAGAAAAAAGCATCAGCGTTTAATCCAATTCAGATTAAAGATGGATGGATTGTTAGACTATATAAAGATGGTCGCATTAAATCCAAGATCGCACCATACGAACCACAACATCCTAAGAAGTAGAAATGTCAAAGTATAATAAAATATACTTTTTGCATATTCCAAAAACAGGCGGAAGGTTTTTTACAAAGTATATACTTGAGCCAATTGAAACTACATTAAAAGAAAATGGAATAGATGTAGTTAAGTTGCCACCAAATGTTTTAAAGCATGGTGGATGGCATAAAGAAATAGATGACAAAACCTATGTTGTTTCTGTGTTTAGAGATCCAGTAGGATTCTTTGTGAGTGTTATTGCTCACATGTTTGCAGACGAAGAAAAGATGCTGGATGAAAATAAAGATCACATCGTAAGAGATAAAACAAAAATACTGGATATACCAGTAGATGCTGTTCGTAATAAAATAGTTCAGTTAGATTATTTAAAAAATTTTCAATCTCAAAACTTTATACTAAGCCCTACAGAAAACCACATAATTCAGGAATCCATAAAGGAGCATAACAAGGGAAATACCATAGATTCAGATTTGGTATATGAAAGAATAAAAAGGGTTAACTTAATGATAAGGCACGAAGACTTAAAGACCATGGACTACTCTACACTGATCAGCAAGATATCAAATGATCTTGGCATAGATATAAACATAGAACTTTCATCAGCAGATAGAGAACACTATAAAAATAATTCATCAGAGGCTCTTCTTAATAAACTTAGCAAAGACGATATAGATTTGATCTATAATAACTTTTTGTTTGACAAAGAAATATATCAAAACGACCTATTGTTTTGGAATAAAAAATTTTAGGAGGGTGTGGTGTTGCAACATAGGCTATAAGTGTTTCCCGACACATACAGGCTAACCACACCCTTACTACTATTATAGCACCCCTGGCAGGAATCGAACCTGCGACAAACGGATTAGAAGTCCGCTACTCTTCCGCTGAGTTACAGAGGTATAGTACATCTGGAAGGACTTGAACCTTCGGCTCTCTGCATATAAGGCAGGTACTCTAACCAACTGAGTTACAGATGTAAGCCTTTAACTACCCGACCATATTGACTTTAATAGATAGTTCTTGCATAGCAATATCAAAGACTTGTTTTTCATCAAGATCGTTGTATGCTTTAGTAGTCCAAACAATTTGAGAGGTTTGTCCAGTAGGTTTATGGACTACATCTAATGTCCAGGTTTGCATTACTTCTCGCAAGCAATTCCGTCTTTGTCTCCGTCAGACTTCTTGTTAGCCTCATAGAGAGCAACATCTACAAGGTGCTTAGATGCCTTTGGCTTACCCTTTACCATGTTCTGAGCACCCTCAAGTCCAACACCATACTTATATGCCTTGTTTAGTTCTTTACATGTTTTAAATGTTTGTGTTGAGTTTGATGTGGATACACCTGCAACAGAGAGTCCTGCAACTAATAGAGATACGATTACTTTCTTCATTTTTATCCTTTGTTAGTAGTTATATTATAATTATACCGACTTTGGCACGGTATGTCAAGTACACCAGGTAGGACTTGAACCTACGAATAGCCGAATTATGAGTTCGGTGCCTTAACCAACTTGGCTACTGGTGCTAGTCCTTATTTAATTAATAGTCCAAAGAATGTTCCAATCAAGAAGCAAAGAATTCCAACTGTCCAATGATAGTAGGTTTTCATATGTTCTTTAATGATTGCATGCTTTAGTTCGTCTGGGATTTTTTTTAGTTTATCGTAATCAATCACGATTGTCTCCAGTTCTATTTAGTTGATGTGTTTTCTAAACCAAGAAGTATTCGTTTTCTGATCTCAATCTGTTTGCGTTCAAACCTTGAAAGATAAGGCTTGGCTTGTATTCTTTTTTTATTCTTTGCTGCTCTCTTAATCTTATGCTGAGATACTTTGTCGTTTGACTTTTTCACTTTACACCTTGATTTTCTGCTACACTGTCACAAGGACAGATAATTGATTCTGGAAGTTCATGAACCTTAGTTGAGATAGTTATAGTGGTCTTGCACTCTTCACACTTATAGATCCTTTTAATTTGTTTGCTCATGTATTAATCATATCATACTAAATATTGCTTGTCAAGACTTGTTTCCATCCCAAGAGCCAATCTTTGTTGTAGGTATATCATGATCTTCCCATAACTTTATTACATTTGGGTTATCATCAATAGCATGGACAACATTCCAAAGGCTACTTATCTTATCAAGCATATCCTTCTTTGCTTCATAGTCTGGTCTGTTATCATCGTTTGACCTCATAAATAGGCCATGAGATCTAATATTATTTTTGGCAAGCCACATAGAGGTTAGTCCACGATATTTTTCTTTACGGGATGTTACAACCAGTATTGAGTGGCGATCTGCAACAGCATTATTTAACATTTCAACTACATCCAAGTTTGGCAGGGCATCTATAGAAGCCTCATGAAAGGCATTGTAGTCCCTATTAGAGCCACGAACAAGATGCAGGTAGGGATCTACATTAGCCAATGTCCCATCAACGTCAAATATGTAGGCAGTTGGCCTTGCATCAACCTTGATCAACATTGTAAGTCATTCTAAAATAACAGGATACAAACCCTAATGCAAACCCCACAATAATTGTAGGAATTAAAAAAAGTATATTAATCATTCAAAATCTACCTGTCTCTCAAACATATTGTTGTCTCCTCTTGCTACCCTTGCAGCAAGCATACGCATGCCTAATGCGTTTAGTTGTGAGTTCTCTTCACCAAGTGAGATACCTTCTATCTCTCGTGCAATTCCTTCTCTTAATATCATATCGTCTATGCTCATGTATTAATTATACACTGATCAACAACGAATGTCAAGAAGGTTACTTGTTTATATCAGCAGTCATCTTTGGTGCTAAGCGGAACTTCTGCAGTAGACCAGCACTGACCGTACAAAGTATGTCTATTATTAGGTCCAAGAACTTTTTTAACTCTATGCTCAAACTCTTTTCCTACTGGAATATTAATTAGCATACCAGCCTTTGGATGGATAGCATGACCACTTCTAAACTCTATCTCTCCACCCTCAAAATCATCATTAAGATAAATAGAGTGTGATGCAACTCTGTTTCCATATTTTCCAGTGTCTTCCCAATGCCAGTCCATTGCATAGTCAATGTCTTTGCTTTCAATTGGGTTTGACAAAATGCTTCTCATCTCATCATCACCAAGAGACATGCTTTCGTCTCTGTCTCTTTCTATTTCTTCATCTGTGCAATACTTAAATGTTTGAATACCACTATTAGGAGCATAACCTTCTGGAAGAACAGACTCTAATCTTTTCCAAATTCCATTTTTGCCAGAAAAAAGATCAAGAACTTCCTGTACCATCACGCTATCTTTATTGGGAATAGAAAGTGTTCCGTCAGGTTCGTGCTCTGGCACATGCATTGGCCATCTGTTTAAAATGTTCTTGTATGGTGAGCGCATAGTGGAGTACCAGGCACCAGGGGCATCCCAATACTTCTTTAAAATTAATAGTTCTTCATCAGTTAAAAAGTTCTCAATGTACCAAACTTGTCCATCTAAATATGTTTTTTCCATAAAATCATTATACCTTAATTTCTAAAACTGGATACGAGTTGGGGTAGTGAGTGACCAAACCATCAACAGATATTAAGAATTTTTCAAAGTTCCAACCGATTTCTCTACCTGGAGTAGCAACATCCTTGCAATACTTATATATTGGATGAGCGTTTGGTCCGTTTACTTCTACCTTTTGAGATATGGGAAATGTTATTCCATATACGCTTGTGCAGAAGTTTTTAATTTCTTGATCTGTTCCTGGCTCCTGATTTCCAAACTGATTGCATGGAAATCCAATTACAACTAATGAGTCACTTTGAATTTTTTGTAAATCAGCATACTGTTTTGTGTATCCACACTGACTTGCTGTATTTACTATTAAAACATTTTTTCCTTTAAAACTTTCCAGTTTTATTTCATTACCATTGTTGTCAATAAATGACAAGTCATATATACTCATGCGAGTTTCTGCTTTCTGTTAGTTAGATAGAACAAGGTTAGGATTAATGCGTGATCGTTCGCCAGCCATAAGTCTTTCGATGTGATCACGGATAACAGCATTTTCTTCGTTGAAGATGTACTCTGATCTGTCAGGACCCATAGAAGCATGAATTCCTTGTGCTGCAAGATCTTCCTTTAATGTACGCTCTACATCCCAGTTCAATGTTGTAGCAGGATAGTGCTTAACTACATAGCCATCCTTATCAATCAAATATTTCTCAAAGTTTGCGTTCATCATGACACCACCGTTATGCTCATTTAGGTATCTTGATTCATAGTCTGTCTTTTCAACTAATCCTTTTTCTCTTTTGTCTTCCTGTAATGCCTTAATCTGCTCAGAGATTTCTAAATAAAGTTCATGTCTTTCTCCAAAAGGCTGACCGTTTCCGTTAAGTCCTGGACCCTTGCCAAGCCATGGTGCTTCCAATGGAATATCTGCGGGATTAGATGTGATCATTTCTGAGAATGGGAATGTAACACCATAAACATCTTCTCCGTATAACTTAGAGTCCAGACCACATGTAATACCTTGTGACCACTTACCCTTTGTTATGCTTGGACCACAGAAATCATTAGTAGGAATTGCTACAACAGTAAAATCTTCTCCTGCCATATCTTCCTGAATCCATTCGATGGACTCCATTTGACCAGCGTTACCACAACCTACAGTGGTATTGATTAGCAAAACTACTTTGCCTTTAAATTGTTCAAGAAAGTTTGGAGTGCCTTCGGCAGAGTCCAACTGGATGTCGTAAATAGATTTCATATTGTTATTATAGCACCTTTTTTATTTTAAGATTAGCAGTCATCCGCTGTGCTTACAGGCGCAGACTCAAGGTCTACAAAAGAATTGCCATAAAGGGTATGCCTTGAGTTTGGCCCAAGAACCTTATTTACCCTGTGTGTATACTCATTACCACCAGGAATTACAGCAAGCATTCCAGCCTTTGGCTTAATTTTAATTGGAAGATGCATGAACTCAAGTTCCCCACCCTCAAAATCATCGTTTAAATAAAGACTAAAAGATGCTAAGATGTTATGCTCTACGCCTGGATCTTGATGCCAATACATTGCAAAGTCAATTTCATTTTTATCTACGCCATACTCTTTCATTAGATCTTCGTTTGCATTATTAATAATTTCTTCATCTGTCATGTACTTAAATGTTTGAAGTGTTGCGTGTCTTTTGTATCCTGGTGGAAGAACAGACTCAAGCCTATCCCATATTCCACCAGGCTTTGAAAATACTGAAAGTTCTAACACCTCTGAGTTTTCATTTGGAAACTCTATGTTTCCGTCAGAATTATACTTTGGTACAATGTTTAAAAACTTATTAAGAATGTTTCTGTATGGTGATCTCATGGTTGGATACCAAGCATTTACATCTTCTGTGTTAGTTTTAAACCAATCTAATTCTTCTTGTGTAAGAAAGTCTTCTATGATCCAGACCTTTTTGTTTTCGTCTAAGTATGTTTTTTCCATGCATCCATGATACCACAAGTTTGTAGCCCCAACGGGAATCGAACCCGTCTTTACGCCGTGAAAGGGCGTTGTCCTAACCGATAGACGATGGAGCCATTACCCTATCTTTCTAAAATATAGTACGTTCCCCACCAAGTATATGGTTTGTTTAAAATGACCCACATTTTTCCGTGGTATCTATAACGCCAACCATTATCTCCATCTTCATCCAGACACATAGCCTTAAACAAATGGTTACCAGCAAAGCCACCACAGATATTACCAATAATTCTAAGAGGAACTATCTTAGTCTTCTGATGTTTTGTTATCATCTTTTTCCCATACTTTTTTACCATCTTTGTAGACAGGCCAGTAGCCCAAGGCTCTCCAGTCCATCTTCGTAATCTTAGGTTCTCTTGTCATGTAACTACCCACGCTTTAATGTATTCATTTACAATAGGTGTCCACCCCAAAGCAAGGGCAACAGATTCAACTATATATCCTTTACCAACATTTGGTAGGTTGTCATCTACTGCAACTATGGACCCAATAGAAAGCAAATGTAAAGAAGCATTAAGTTCTTTTGCATGATGTTTCATAGATGGATCTGGATTGTTCCAGTCTATGTCATAAGAGTCTAAATACAGCAGATCTGCTTTTAAATTTAGTTTCTTTAGCCACTCAACAGAGTCTGACGTTTCTATTATTGTTTTTTTACTTACCAGAATTTTAGCATGTGCTGTAGCGACGGGATCAATGTCTACAGAATAAACATTTCCACCAAAAATATTAACAAAGTTGTCCCAAACGACTGTAGAGTTGCCATCTCCATACCAACTATCCGCATATCTTGAGCATCCAGTTTCAATAATTGTTACTGGGCGATTTAGTTCTTCTAGTTTTGATGTAATAATATCAAAAGCATTTGCTCTCTTGTATAACTTATCATAAACATCTTTAAGATAAAGATTCATAAACTTACTCATTTTGTACACCACACCTTATAATCGCTCATAGTTTGATGAGTATCCCAGTACTCAATGTTTTCTTTGTCCATCTTACAGGTAGGGCAGATCATTGTCTATGCCGTTTCTTATTACCAAACTTAGATTTAACTTCAGCCTTAGCCTGATTAACTATGGCGTTCGTAATGTCTTCTAAATTAAACTCTTCTTCAGTATCCATTAGTCAATCCTATCTAAATCTTCAAGGCTATTAATACCATAAAGATTAATCATTTCTTCAACAGTAAACTCTAAGTCAAACTCTTCTTCGTTCATCTAAACAACTCCACTCCTATGTACCACTTTAAAAAGTATATACCCAACTCCCACTCATTGGCAATAGGATATCCCCAATTGTATAAATAAAACCCAATAGAGTAGCCAGCAGTCTGTGTACCACGATTAACTTTAATTCTCATCAGTAACCTCCAAGGCATTCGTTGCGTGTGTGAAACAATCTAATCTTTGTCATAATTTTGCGGGATGGAGCATAAAGATCATCTTTACAAGCACTACATCTATAAGACCATTCTCCAGTAAAGAAGTCATGTACATAACCTTTGGCGTTAGCATATTTCTTGGCTACAAAGGTTTGGAAAGGATCTGGAATTTCCATGTTAATCATTGCGTGACCATACCAATCTTAAGAAATTATTCCATGAATGTTTGTCTAATGATAAGTCTTTCCATCTAATGTATGACTTAACTCCAACTACACCATATAGGATAGCACCAAGGATAAAGCCATACTGCTTTGTAATTAGAGCATAGGCTGTCCACATAAACTCATTAAATATAAACCAGAGCCATCCCCATCGTTTTTTACGACCAATGGTAAACATGGCAGCAGCACCACTCAATACAAGTATGTATGAGGCATAGTCGTTCATCCATTGTTCCATATATTCAGTATACCTTAAAGTAAGGGTTTAGTCAACTACTGGCTTTTGTTTCCACTTGGTCTTTACCCAAGTGCCTATTTTATTAATGTTAACTTTTTCTCTTAGTACCTCTGCAAAATCAGTGCTTATCTCAGATCCAAGATATTCTTCGCCTGTTTCTAAATCAATTAATTTCCATTTACCAGGAGCCTTAGTGTGAATAACTAAATCAACTGGCTTATCAAAAGAATCAACCTCAGAACCATCTTTGAGTATTCTTTTATTCATTATGACACAAGGCCCATAGACAGATGAACTAAGCACACATCTGCAACAATATAATCAGCGTGATCTACCACGATATCATAATGTGTTGCATCCTCTTTACAAAAGAAACACTTAGTTTTATTCATATATAGATTATATCATATGATACAATAAGTTAATATTGTTTAGAAAGGTAGTCACTATATGGAAATGTCCTATAGATGTATGATATGTGGTAATACAATAACACCGTTGGCAGGAGAAATGCCTTTTTGTAACTACTGCAATGAAGATACAATCCTTGTGCTGCTAACAGAGGCAAACAAAGACAAACTTCCTCATCCACTACGCCCAGCAGGTGCAAAAGAAATAGATCTTAATGACCCAAGCAAGACATGTCAGTGCGCTCCAGGGCTGTGTCCTTGCGGTAAGTTTGTTTCACACCTGGCATCTGAGTCATGGGATCCAGACAATCCAAGATTTGTCGGCGGTGAAGCGATGGAATACCATAAAAATAAAAAAAATGAAGAGATTTAAAGTTCGGCGCAAAATAGAAGTTTTAAACCATCCTATGCCCTAAACGGGCACTATTGGTTATTATCCTCCACATGCGATATCTCCACTGGGAAGACATACTTTGTTTTATTCTGTATTGCAGCAGAAACCTTTCTACCACCAACCTTCATAACAGGTTTAGACTTAGGTGGCTTGCGCTTTTGCCCCTTCACCTTACCTCTGCTACCACCCCTACTGCCTTTAGAAAATAAGTTTGGCTCATCTCTATCATTACGTGCTGGACAGTTTGGTTTAAGCATTACTTATCCTTCTTTGCATTTCTCTTAGCCCAAGCAAGTTTTTGCTGGCGCTCCATGGCACGGTATTCATCAGAAGGTGGGCATTCATTACACCAATGGTAACTGGTAAAGTATGGCTCTCCACGCTTATATGCACAAATTGAACTTTTCATTGTAAACCTTTCTTTTATATAAGTATCCCATATTGATGCGGGTATGTCAAGTACAAAGCATTTAAATGATATAATAAAAATATGTCTATAGTCCACATAAACAGCATACTTCCTAAAGGATATTTAGACATATTAAATCGTGGCTTAACTAACTCTAACAAAGAGATACACGCTCAGTTGGGAAGAGTTTCGTATGAGGGAGTTCATAGATATATACAAGAAAATAATATTCAAGATATTTTATTAAAAAATATTAACAATTTAATAGAAAAACCATTACACATTTCATCTATTTCTTGTGTTGAGTATAGTAGTCTATATGGCAAGCCCAACCTTCCACCCCACCTTGATGGAGATAAAACTGAGATGATTGCAGTTATTCAATTAGAATCTAACACAGTATGGAATGTAGGATTAAATTTCCAGGTATATGAGATGAAGGACAACTCTGCCCTTATATTCAACCCTAATAAGGAAGTGCACTGGAGAACTCATAAAGAGTTCAATGATGGGGAATATGTCAAAATGCTATTCGTAAGGCTATTTGATCCATTGATGATTATAAACTATACAGATATATCCAGAAACGAAATGAATTATCCAGATGTGTGTAAGTTTAGAGACAGTTATGAC